TCCAGGTGAACTGTACCATGTCATAGCCCCGTTATACAGCTCCTGCTCGGCGCTTCTCACGCCTAGCACGGATTATGCTAGATAGGGACGACGGATGCGTAGGCTGAGGTGGTGGAGTTGGTGTAGGAGCAGCTGGTGTACTGCCACCACCTTCGGCGCGAGCCTTCGTCCTCCGAGCAGCCACACCGGCATATCGGATAATGCGCTCCCGTGTCAATTCGGCGAGCTTATTGTAGGCGTCCTCAACGGGAATATTGGCGAGGGCGGCAATGTTGCTATTCAGGGTCAGCTCAACCAAGTCGTGATCGTCTCGAAGGTCAGGGTGCGCCCTATAGAAGGTTTCCCAGAACTTGGTAGTGCCTTGGTCCTTCTTGTATTCAGTCCTAAGTTCCCTGGTCGCTTCCTCCTTGGCGATGGAGATAGCCTTGGCTATCGTTCCCTTAGGATCGGCAAATAGCTCCTTGTCCCAATCAATGCTATCTATGGCAGATACAGGCTTGTTGTTTGAGGTAGGAGAGTTTGGGGTAGCAGGGGGGATGAGGCGCTTGAGGTTCTCGTTTTCGCGCTCAAGCTTATCCATGCGAGCACGCAGATCGGCGTTGGGATCAGCTTGGGGGGTAGGAGCAGGGGGAGCAGGAGGCGCTGGGGGGTGTGCGTCACCCTCGATATATGGGTCCCCATTCTCGGGGAACCCTGTCATGACAGGATCGCCTGTATCAGGATTAGGTGTATTGTTATTCACCCTGTAGCTCCTCTCTCATAGCTTGATCACCTTGACGCGCTCGGCTGTCCAAGTCAGACAGCATGTCCATCAGGCATGTTATCTGAGCAGCTATGCCGATCAGATTTGGAAACTCGCATGTGTTAGACCTATACATACCAGCCATCCTATGGATAAGGAGCTGAACACGATGGTCTATATAGGGGCGTAGGACCCCCATCATAGCTGTAGCCTCTCGACCTCCAGCTATGAGCTCTAGCCTACGCTGTTGCAGGTCAACCGTAGTCATGACCGTTTATCCTGACACCTACGGGTAGATAGAGACGAGAAGGTCCCTTCCGGGCCAGTTCCATCTCCTGCATTCGCTCTAGGATTAGGGCCTGGACCTCGATCATGGTCCACAGGGCCTTTTCCATAAAGGCTTGGCGGAGAAGGAGGTTCTCGGGAGCTAGTCGCTTGTTGTTCCTATAGAACCAAATGGCCAGGTCAGCAAGACGCCTCTCAAGCATCTTGTTGCCTGACCTGGTAGCAATGTTCTCGAGTTCCTCGAGGACGACTTCAGATCGAGATGACATCAGCGGTTCTTGGACAGGCTCGTGGCAGAGGGACTGTATTCAGGCATGGGAGATGGGCATCTAGCGATGACGTTGGTGGCATTCTTGCTGAGGTCCATACCAGAGTCCATCTGACCCCTCATGGTTCCACCCATTGTAGAACCACCATTGACATTCTTGTTGCATGATCCAGTGCTGTGCGGGCCGATCTGCTTCATGTTACTCTCTCCCACTTGTCTCGGACGACTTTAGCTCCGTGCTCGTATGATGTTATGATTGCGGTATACTCTGGTGTCGGCTCGCTATCTTGAAGACGATCAAACTCAAGAGATGCACACACATACACCCTGTACCGATGATAGTCGTGTGAAACGATATCAAGGATTACGCAATCCTTAAACAGGGCCTGGAATATAGTTACATTCCACATGAAATCTTCAGATACCTTCACCTTACCAATACGGTGCTTAAGGCTTTCGTCAATAGCCACGCTTCTTCCTCCCCTTGTGGGTGCCTTTGATAGTGCCTTTGTTCTGGCTCTTGTAGAAGACGTCCTCGCCCTTCTCTTTGCCGTATGTCTTCTGCATAGCAGCCTTGATCTTGCGGCCCTTCTTAGTAAGAGGCACGGTCTTCCTCCACCTGATGTTCTCCCACTGACCAACCTGCATAGGGATCAGTTTAGGTATCCTTGTCAAGCATGATACCTCCCAAATAGATAGTAACCTCCCGATGGAACCCACTCAGGGCTATCTACGATCACCTCAGGCTGAAGCTGTACCTTTTCATCAGCGTACCAGCCCATTTGATAGTTACGTCCGTAGTCATTGGGGATGCCAAGTCTTATATCAAACTTTGCATCCCTTGGTAGATGCTTCTTAGCATCATCAATTAATAGATCACGGGCTAGTACCCTATCATCCTTGAGGATAGGGATAGTCCTGCCCATCTCACCAGTGAAACGATTAAGCTCTGGCTTGATGCCAGCTCCATAAAGAGCCGCAGAGGCAATAAGGCTAAGAAGGAAGGATCGTCGACTAGCCTCAGGCTCACGCATTTCCTGGCATTCCCGTCAATGGGTTGGCTATAGCATTCACGGCTGCGGCCTCCCCAGTGCCGCCCCCAACAGGGGCTCCCTGCGACCCCTCGGCACCGGGCTCCGCCATGCCACCATTGGCGCCTCCGCCCCGCCCTGTCAATTGAGCCAGCGCAGTCGTCTCCTGCATCTCTGCAGCTATCTGTAGCTTTTCGTCCAAGTCCTTTTCCATATCATCTGGGTTCATGTTCAGATACTGCATGAGCTTCCGCAGATGCTTGTCGCCGCTATACTTCTTTATAAACGCCCTCATGAGGATGGGGTTCTGACCGACGACCTGCATAAGAGCGATGGATTTTTGAAAGTCCATCGCCTTTGCAAGCGTGGCTGATAGTCCACTGACGCGAAACTGCCCCTTGTCGGCAAACAAGGAATATCGCTCCTCAGGCGAGGCGCGCATAATCATCATAGCTACGCGGCGATCAAGGACGGTTGTCCACGCATGACTTGGGATGTCATCAGCATTCTGGAGGATCGTAAGCCATGCCTTGCGCAATGCGGAGCACATGAAGTCTTCAAGATCGCCGACGATACCATCTAGAGTTACGGCTTGGCTCTGTGTTACCTCGATAACCTCTGTTGCCAGCACACGCCGAGGGGGAAGCTGTCCCACCTTCATCTCGTTGGTAAGAACAGCTTGATTGTACTCTCGGTTCAGGGCCTCGTACATGAGCATAGCGTCACGGGGGACTTCGCCTGTTGTGACGTTTTCTAGGACCTTTGAATTATGCGGAAGGGTTTGCTTGACGATTAGGGTATCACCCTGCTTGATGCCGCCAGCGACCTGACTTGGGTTCTCTAGGTCTTCCATACGAAGCTGCTTGATACCCCAGACACTGGCCAAGCCGCCGTCGATCATGAGATTGAACAGCTCGTTTATGGCCTTGTTCAGGTCGGAGCCGTGATCGTAGAGAGCCTTGTGCCACACTGAGAGGGGCACCCGGATCAGGGGAGATACCACAAAGGGGCTCTCTTGATGCCAGAAGGGGTTAGGCTCAGGTGGGCGGATGAGCCACTTCTCATTGGCGACGGTACAGACGCAGTTGCGGTGAGCTACAGTGCCATTGTTGTTCAGGAGGGTTCCCCAGAACTCGTCGAGGACGACCTTCTTTCTGAAGGATGGCGGAGTTGTTTGAGGCTGGTTCCTATCCTGATCGCGGCGCTTCTCGTCCTCAGAACGCTGCATAGTGGTATCTATGAGCTTTCTTACAACGTCTATGTCATACATACCATCTTCAGCAGCTTCCATAACCTCATGGAAGTCCCTCTCCACTCGGTGTATCTCATAGAGATTGTTGCCTGTGGGATCAGGGTAGTAGTCCTCAAAGGGGATGATATCAGCCCTAAGGCGCCATACCTTGCTCTCTGTAAAGTCGATGGAGTTGTCGGTCTTTGTAGCGCGGCTTTCAGCCGTAAAGTTGGGCGTACGAAAAGGCATCATACCCCCGTGTATCTTCAGGATCATCAGACTCTCGAGGAGGCCCTGCTTTACAGCGTCGCTGATTACAAGATGAAAGCGATTGCTCCTGTTATTCCGCTCCCACAGATCGTTGAGGAAGCACTTTAGGACCTCTCTAATCTGTGCGCCATCTACGATAAGGCTAAGGGACCGATCGAGGTCGATAGAGAACCAGTCCCCAAAGGTGATCAGGCCCTTCTTGACGAAAGAGCACATCTGTTCTACAGATACAGGGACTTTTGGGATGAACTCAGTGCTTTGTCCATCCTGCTTATGGGACCAGTCCTGACGACCAAGGAACATCTCTCGGTTAAAACGGTTCTTGATAACGCGATCCTTCTTCGCATCATCAGCCTCGATGCGGAAACGGTTGACTGCCTGGATGACAGTCAGAGCGGCATCGTCCTGATCGCTGACGGGCTGGTCACTGCCAAGTTGATTAGCGTTTACTGCCATAGGATGGACTCGGGAGGGATGTTCTACGTTGACGCTGATCCATATCATGCACACACCTAACGTGGGTGCCGATAAGAGCCTCTACAGCAGTGAGCAGATAGCCGCAGACGTAACAGAAGCGAGGTGTGCCAGACCCTGTGTACTGGTGATAATGTCGTCTCGGCGCTGCTCTAGGAGTATCACCCCCGTCTAGAGAAGGCGTATCCTGGAGTTGGGATGTGTACGCTGCGTCTGATGTGGTCAGAGGGCGGTCCAACTGGTTCCTCCATAGAGAGGAAGTAGCCTAGGGCGTCGCTTGTATGAGTGCGGCGAAAGTACGGATCGCGGCGGTTGCGACTCTTATATATGCCTCCGCGGCCATCCCGCAACACGTTATCGAGGTCAGTTATCAGTTCTGTGCAGGATGGATCAACTTGGAGCCGTATGCGACCAACTTCGTCCTTGCACAGTCGATTGACGGCATTGATCCTATCTGGAACCCTGGGGTTCTCTTCAGGCACTTTAAGTCTACATTGCACACGCAGGCTCCGCATTTCCTGCAAGATAATGAAATAGTCACTTCTTCCAGTTTGGCTAACTCGCCGGTTCGATGTAGCATCTCCATATATCCACACTTCTCCCTCATGCTT